GTGGTCGAGAGTGTGAAAGTATTAACAAGCCGATTAGCCAAACAGCTACAAATATAGCCAATGTCGCTAGCGCAGTTAAGCAGATCCCAGTTTTAGCACCATATGCATCAGCAGTAGAAAAAGCAGCAACCATCACCAGTAGTGTAGCATCCGCATTAGGATATAGTAAGCCTGTTGCAGTAGCCGAACCCGCACCTTTAGTGCCCCGTTTAGTCGGTTCTATGGCAGTGACTAATACTACGTCTAGTACTATGAAATTAACGTTAGATGTTAAACAAGAGACATCTATATCACCGCTTGATGTTAACCTTAAAGCGGATGACGAGTTAGCATTTAGTAGTATAGCTGGACATGATTCGTATCTAAATAGATTTGTATGGTCTAGAAGTGCAGCACCTGGCACTATGTTGATGAATTATAAGGTTTCTCCTTATTTGTCACGTACTGTGGGTATTCCAGCCAAGACTTATATGACAGCTATGTGTGGTGTTGCAGCATGTTTTAAACATTGGTCTGGTTCTATTATATATCGATTTCAGATAGTCAAATCAGCATTTCATAGAGGTAGATTGTTAATAGTTTATGATCCTAAAGACTCAGTTGCAGTACATGAAGACAATGTGCATTTTACTCATGTTGTTGACATAGGTGAAACTAGTGACTTTGAGATTAAAATAGGCAACTATCAAGAAAGAGAATGGCTAACTGAAGCAGCTCAGCCTTGGTATACAGAAGTGATGTTTAGTTCTAGCCCCTTGCAAACGTCAGGATCTACTGATGCTGTTAATAATGGTTTGATAACGATATATGTACTTAATGACTTAACTACTCCTACGTTTGACGAAACTCTTAATAATGACATTCATGTGGTGTGTTATGTACGGGCAGGTGATGACTTTAAAGTGTCTGTACCAACTACTATTGCTGATTTTTCGACTGTAGGTCCTCAATCAGGTATTGAAATGCCGTTTTCTAATAGTCTTGAAGTGGCAGATGATGTTGGATCTGGTTTGCGCAGTGAATCTCATAGTCATGAGATGATACCCATGGGAAATAAGTTATATATGGGAGAGACCGTTACTAGTTTTAGAAATTTACTTAAGCGAGATAACTATTATTCTGCGGTCACTATTCAATTTGAAAATCAAGCAGAAATATATGCACATCCTGCGCAGCCTTTATTTCCGGATATAGTAAATGGATTTCCGAGAACAGGCGCAACATCAAATGAATGTTTAATGACGATGGTTAATTATGTTAAGTTGGCATTTAGTGGTTATAAAGGAGGTATAAGATGGAAGTTACTGAATTGTGG